ATTACTAGAGAATGCCTTAAATGGTGCTCGGGATAATGTTTTCGTTACTAACATGACGATTAATAAAGCAGCAGGGATTCCTTGGGCTAATATACCTAAAGGAATGTTGAAGAGTGATTATCTGCACATGGAGCTTGATAGAATTGTGTTTAATAATTCACTTGGTCAGGTTTTGAAGAAACGAGTTCTCTACAAGTTGAAATCAGCTAAAGAAGGGAAAAGAGTTATATCTTTTAGTAATTCAAAAATAAAAGATGCTCTTATCAAGAAGAAAGCTGTTTCAATTGGTAAAGTTCGAGTTTTTCACTCAATACCAGTGGACAAGATAATCGCTGACTCAGCGTTGTTCGGAAATTTTAAAGAAAGTTTCCAAAGATTATACATAGATGCGAATCACGCTATAGGTGTGAATCCTCATTCGAAGAGCTGGGGTCTTATCTATGATAAAATCACTCAACATCCTAATTATTTTGATTGTGATTTTGAGAATTATGATAAACACTTGCATAAAGAGCTAATGCAAACTGTGTTTAATATCATAATAAAAACCATAGATGATGTAGCGCCTGACCAATGGCACGAAGCTAGAAAAGTTTTAGCTACTGAATCTATAGAAACTTTTGTAGTTGATTATGATACCATTTATAAGACGGAAAGAGGAAATAAAAGTGGTGAATTTTTAACAACAATAGTAAATTGTATTGCGAATGATATATTATCTTTTTATTCTTGGATTAAAACAACAGGAATTGATAGTATTGAAACTTTTAGAGATAATGTCGCTATAGTATCATTTGGAGATGATAAAATAGAATCCGTTTCGGATGAATTCGCAGAACAATACAATTATATGACCGTTAAAGAAGTGCTTACGAGGATAGGTCATAAAATTACTCCAGGATCAAAAGATGGGATTGAGCAACCGTTTACATCTATTGATAATCTCCAATTCATTAAAAGATCTTTTCATGAAATGAATGGTGAGATAACAGCTCCTTTGTTACAGAGGAGTATAGAATCTCCTTTCACATGGACAGAACTGTCATCGACTGATTTGTTATTGTGGGAGGGAATAATTAAAGAAAAGCTATATGAAGCATACTTATGGGGAAAGGATTATTATGAGGATTTTCGTTCTAGACTATCCAATTGTAATTCTCAACCTTTGAGATTGTATATAGCACCAATAGTAGCAGTGTCTTACGAGCAATGTGATTATTGGAAGAATTGTTTCAAATATGAGTAGTTTACAAGAAGAAGTATTTGAGGGTAACACCACTCTCTGGGATGTTTTGAATGCTCAAGGAATTCCAGAGTTAGCCGAGGAAACTCGTCGGTTAAAGAACCAATTAGATACTCTAGCGGTTACTGTTCAGAATTATCAGAATAATACCAATGCGGAAATAGTTCGTCTCACAACGACTGTTAACGAGTTGGACAATAAAACTGAGTCTTTAATTCTGGATATTAATTCTTTAAAGAGTTCTAATTTAAGTTTACAAACTAGTGTTGATAGTTTAAACTTAAGTGTGGAAACACTAAACTCTGAAGTTGGAAGCTTCAATGGCTTAATACAACAAATATCAACGTTGTACAGTACGCTTAGTTCTGAAGTTACTAGTTTGAGAAATCAAGTTAATAATTTGGAACGCTTTAGTGGTGGTATTGTTCGATATGGTGTTCAGTATAATGTTATTGAATGGCCTAGACAGGGTGGAACATTTCAAGCTTATGAATTGAATGTTACTGGATCGGGAGATTTCGTTCCGATTAATAGGATAGTATCAACTTTACGTCAGGGTGATACTTTACGACGATCTTGTGTATTTGGGATCGCCAATCCTAACGTAAACCCTGATGTTAATGGAGCTATTGCGCCACTTCTCGAAGGTGAAGCAGAAGCTGATTGGGGTCAAGGCATACGCCTTATCTATATCACAAGGAAACAATGAGCAATAAAAGTCAAGCTATCGTTGTAAGAGATATGATCCATTGTATACGCGATGGTCTATCAGAACTGGAAGAAGATCCAGTATTTGAGGGAGCTGATGTCGAAATAGGCGCAGTAATCTCTGAAGTAGGTAAAGTTATTAAGAAAACATTACCTGCTTACTCCAAACCAATGGATGTTTATCCTTTAAGAAAAAGAAGGAAATATAAACTTCCAGGTCATGTGTTTGGAAAAGCTCATCTTGGTGATGCATTTTCAGCTTTTATACCAATACTTTTCAAAGCTCCGGCTGTGGGAAGTAGAATTATATTAAACCCGAAAGTGACTCATCAACAGAGAGAGTTCATGTCGTTATATAAGTTTGTGCAAGCAGACGCGACATGGTTCATTGTGACACCATCTCCTTTGGGAACTGGTATCATGTTGAGAGCTTATGCTCCAGAATTTGATCTAACCACTGAGACTAGAGGAGTGAGGTGGAGACCTGCTAGCGCAAGGCCTATTGGATTAGATTTACCATGGAGTAATGATCTTTCAGTGATACCACTTGACAAAGGTAGAGCTGGTCAGAGTGGATTATCGCTTGTAATTGAGACCGTAGAAGATAATACCTTAACAGAGGTTGGTACGCCCCTGGATATGGTAGCATTTTGCTGCGTTCACAATGTACATTTGAGTGGTCTCATTAACGTTCAGTCGGAGGTTGAAATTCCTGGGTTAAATTTCACACCAATAACTCCACCTGATACAATTGATTATTATCGTCCGCAGGAGGAAGAAGATGATGTAATTGAGTACCAAACTGAAGTTAATGCTGATGCTACAAATGAAATAGCAGCTGAAATAGAAGGAGAAACAGGTGGAGCAGGTAACATAACAACGCCAGTAGAAGCGGCAGCGTTACCAGCTAAGAAACCTAAGAAGAATACTTCAGCTGCGAAAAACCAAACGGGTGTTCAAAACGCTACGTGGTTTCAATGGATCAATATAACTGTTAGTCAAGTTGATATTGGTCGATGGAGAGAACTTGAGTTTAATCCATATACCTTTCGAAAGAGGGGTGAAAGTCTATCTTTACCATACACAAGAAATATTTGGGTCTCAGGTGAGAGAACAAAAGGATATATTACGACTGTATCGGTAAAAATAGCAATACCAAGGGCACCGCAGATTTCTGGAATTATCGAATTTTATGATTCTTTAAATGCTAGTAGTAGGACGCTAGTGTCTTTTGGTGAAACGAAGGAAATGGAGTTGATTCCATCTAACTTTGCTGAAATTCCTAATCAGCCAGTGCGTTATGCAAATAACCCATGGTTAAAGACGAATGAAGCAAAATGTAAACTTCGTTATCGTGTTTTAGCTATTAATAGAACTGGCGATATCGCAGATACCCAGATTAACTTAATGGTTAAAGCAGGATCGGCTGTTTTCCAAGGTCCGACTAAACCAAAGAAACAAGCCAATTTGAATCAATTTGGTTTCTTTATGAGATTAATTGATGATACTTTCGATTGTTTAGAACTACATACGGAAGAACAAGGAATTGATAATCTAATGATCCAAAAAGGAGAACACGATGATCATGTTGAATCTGATGATTTCATCACAGCTCTTGCTGGTGACATTGGAGAGGTAGGAGAAACCAATGAAACCGAAGGGCTGGATGAAACTATAGATCAAGATGATTTTGGTGTTGAAGTCTTTAGGGGAACAATTCCTGTTGGAGATGCTATAGCAATTCCAATTAATCTAACAGCAATCATAGATACTATGGGTGAAGGATCTGAAAATCCTATATCTCAAAAGTTTGAACGATTCGCACATGTCCAACCAAAGAGATCTGGTACTTTTGGACCATGTATTGGTCGTTATACGATTAAAGTTAGATTACCTGCTACTGAAGCGGGAGATATTCATTCAATTTTGGTTCCACAAGATATGAATGATCAGGCAGTGACTGCAGTATTCGGACTTGCGAATATACTGAGTATAGCATCATCTGCTTTGCAGCCAGTGGGCGGCGCTCTATTAACGGGTGCTGTTAACGCCGGCAGAAATGTGCTTGGAGGTTTAGTTAAGAACTTATTTGGTGGTAAAGACACTAAAGAATCTAAACCAGAAGAACAACCAAGCAGTACACCAAATGTATTTGGTGGTGGATTTGATCTTTCACGATTCATCAACTTTTTAAAACCAGTTGTTGAAAATGAAATTTTAGATCCTACAATGGCGACTTTAATGCTTGCAGCTAGAGATTTCTTTAGCGCAGTATCAGGACGAGCATTAACCGAAATCCCAATTAGTGTGATTATGAAGATGGATGAACACACAGTTGAGAGGACGATTTATAATCGAACTTATAATCCAGTAGATATCATGCCCAATGAACTCTGGATTCCTAAAGATCGCTATAGCTATATTGCGGAAGCATTTGTAGCTGAACCCAAGAGCTTTATTCTTGGTAGTAAACAGAATATCTGGTTTACTAAATTTGTACTAGCTTTAGAAAGTCATATTGAATATGACTCTAAAGATATTAGTATATGTCTAAGGGAAATTGAATCTCAACAATTTACTCTTTCCCACGGACGTAGAGTCATCGCTATTAGAGATGGTGTACTCTACACAGCCCATGAATGGGAGACTCGCAACGATGTTGTTTTGGAGAACGGAAAACATTTTTCTTCATCGATGGAGTCTTTAATAGAATAGGACCGAAAATTTTTGGCCATTGACTTTTCCCATTCGTGGGGAAATGAAATGGAGTTTTTAGTAAGTTCTAATTCGCCATGAACCCTTAAGGTTTATGATTAATTAAAATAGTTTAGCAAA